ATCCGTCCCGGCACCGAAGGTCTGGCCGCCGTCCGCAAGGGGATGGCCGATCTCTACGAGGTCATGAAGGACCTGGCTCGGTTCTTCGATCACGCCGACCAGGACGCCATGGAGCTTCTCAAGCAGGACTTCAAGCTGCCGATGGAAGACATCCTGGACTTCATCGATCAGAAGGGACCGTACATCCTCTCGGGAGAGATCTCGAAGTCGACACTCGGGACGGGACTCTCGGAGGCGGCGATCTTTGAAGACGCCGCTTCGCTGAGCCGGCTGGACACGAAGGACGCGGACATCTACGACAAGCCGCTCCCGGAGCCGGGGGACGACGCCAAGACCAAGATGACCCTGCAGTCCGTCCTGGACGCCATCCACAAGTTCTGGACCGAAAGCCGGGCGATGAATGCGAGGGGCGAGCTGAGGATGCAGCCGGTGCAGCACGGTCCGGTACAGCCGGCGAACACAGAGTACCGCGGCGGCGGAAAGAACTTCCGTCCGTACGTCGACGCATCGAAGAACCTGAAGATCGACCTCGACAAGGTGGTGGCGCTGGCCTTCGACTCGGGGAAGTCCCGCAAGGACATCGACGCCGGGATCGCCGTCTGGGCTCGGTCGCACCTCCGGCATGAACTCTTCAAGCACCCGGAGAAGCTGAAGGACGTCTTCAAGGACGCCACTCCGGAGAAGATCTTTGGAAACGTGGACGGCGTCATCCTGACTCGCCAGGGTGGCTACCTCATGATCCCCAAGGAGAAGCTGAACGACACGCTCTACTTCGATTCTGTCACGAAGATGAACGCCCGTCTCAAGCTGAAGAAGGGCAGGTTCTAATCGGAGGCCCTCCCTCCTGGAAGCATGGATCGCAGCCAAGTGCCCCTCCGACGAAGGGGACTACATTCTCAAGAACTCCTCTCGCACCCTCATCAGGTTCAGCGAGCGTTGTCAGCCCGACATTGCCCAGCTCATGAGCGAGATGGAGGAGCTGAACGTCCCCTTCGCCTTCGCTGACAAGGTGAAGGAGATCTACTTCACGTATATGCCCGACCATGGAGACCATCTCAACGGTCTCATCCGTATCAGCTACACCAACCAGTCCAGAGAGATCCTCGCCCGCATCCTCATCCACGAGCTCGCCCACAACGTGGACGATGAGGAGGGATTGTCTGAGCGAGAAGAGATCATCCTCGAAAAGAAGAAGAAGGCCCGCTACCTCCCCGACACGTACGCCCGGAAGAACGTCGACGAATACATCGCCATCGGATTCGAGACGTACTACTGCGGCACCCCCGAACAGAAGCGCAAGATGAAGCGGTGCAACCCGCGACTTTTTGGCGCAATCAGATACCTCCACCGAAAGTACAAGGCGCGTTGAACGCCTTTTTATGGCTGACAACAGCCGTTGAAGCTTATTTAATAGGCACACATCTGGGACCGGTGTGCACCCGACGCACGAAGCGTCACAACAGAGTCCCCAAAGAAAAGGAGCAACACCGCCATGGCATCACTCGCCGAAATGAGAGCCCGTCTCCAGCAACTGAACCAGCGCACGGGCAAGAAGCAAAACGACATCTGGAAGGCAAAGGACGAGCACGACGTTCGTCTTCTCCCAGACCCTCGCGGAGCCGAGCACGACCCGTTCGTGATCTTGGTTTTCCACTACGAGCTGGGCGGGGCGAGCTGTCTCTGCCCCCTGAAGAACTTCGGGAAGCCCTGCAAGGTGTGCGACTTCTGTGAGCGCCTCCGCGCCTGGAAGGATCCGCAGACCGGCGAAGACAAGGCCGAGGGAGACCGCAAGGCCGACTTCGAGATCTTCAAGAAGATCCAGCCGACCGAGAAGGCGTTCGTCCGCCTCATCGAGCGTCAGAAGGACGGCACCCTCTCCCCCGAGGGTCCCAAGTGGTGGTCGCCCGGCTTCACCAACAACAACAAGCTCATCGACCTGATGAGCAACACGGAGCGGATGGAGATGCTCGATCTCGATCCGACCGATGACGCCTCGGGCTTCAAGGTCCTCTTCGACCTGAACAAGGCGTTCGACATCCACATCCGCTTCTCGGACGCCGCGGGCAAGCCGCTGGCGAAGGGCAACAAGAAGAACCGCCCGATGACCGAGATCACCGAGGCCTCGATGAAGGGCCGCCCGGTCACGAAGGACAAGAAGGAGCTCGAGAAGCTCCTCATGGCCGTCAAGCCGATCGGTGAGGTCTACCCGGAGCAGAGCTCCGAGGAAGTCGCCACGCTCCTCGACAAGTTCATCGGCGGGAGCTCTGCGGAGTCCAAGCCGGAGGGCGGCACCGAGAAGTACGAGGCGAACTCGGGCGAAGACACCAGCGCCAAGATGGGTGGCAAGTCGATCGACGAAGCCTTCGGCGAGACCGTCGACGAAACCGCGTAAGCAGACTCCCTAGTTAGCTTGTCCGTCGCTACCGGCTTCAGTCCGGTACGGTCTGTCAACTGTCAGGCCGGCGGACTCTTTTTCTAAAGGAGTCTCATGGGAAACCTCTTCGTCATCAAGGGTATGGGCCGTGGCTTCGACGGCCTGGTAGTGGAAGCAGAACCCTCGGAAAACAATCCGGGGCTCCGCTACGTCACCCGCATCATCAACCACAACGCCATCTTCGGTGACCGGAACGTCTCGTTCCCGGTCATGGCGCACGCTCTCTTCCTCAACGACGGCTTCCTCGAGAAGTTCGACGGTGAGCTCCGAGAGTTCGACTCGAAGAACCCCAACGGAAAGTTCGTCTGCGAAAGTCGGCACCGTCGACACGACCTGGAAGTCGTGATCGCGGAGTACGAGCGCTGTCTGACCGTCTCCGTGCTGGAACACATGCACGAGGAAGGGAAGTACAACGACGTCCGCGGACGAGACACTGTCCACACCCGCTACACTCAAAGCTTCAAGGACCGGCTCGACACGGTGAAGACCCTGATCGAGAACGAGATCCGCATGGGCGACCTCGACGACCTCATCTTCCATCTCAGGAAGCTCAAGGAGATCGAGTTCACCGGGATCCCCGGGACCGAGGAATAGACTATGGCCAAGAAGGACAAGGAAGAAGTCACGTCGACCAAGGACGAGGCGGATTCCCTCAAGCTCAGCAAGCTCCTCGTCAAGCAGTTCAATGACGGGGACGACAAGATCGCCTGGAACCTCGGGACCGATCACGACAACCCCACCGAGGTGAAGGAGTTCATCTCCTTTGGTTCCACCATCCTCAACTACATCTGCACCAACCGACGCAACGGGGGTGCACCCGTGGGCAAGATCACGGAGATCGTGGGTGAGGAGGCGTCCGGCAAGTCGCTCCTGGCCGCCCACCTCATCGCCGAATGCCAGAAGCGGGGAGGGATCGCGGTCTACATCGACACCGAGAACGCGGCCAGCCCGGAGTTCTTGGCTCAGCTCGGGGTGAACATCAACGAGCTCGTCTACCTCCAGCCCGGCTGCTGCGAGGCGGTGGGGGAGGCGATCGAGAAGACCATCATGACGGCCCGGGCCAAGGCGCCGAACAAGCTGGTCCTCATCGTCTGGGACTCCATCGCCAACTGCCCGACCAGGATCGAGCTCGAGGGAAGCTACGACCTGAACATGAACCTCCAGCTGGAGAAGTCCAAGGTCCTCAGCAAGATGATGAGGAAGCTGGTGGACACGCTCGGCAAGGAAAGGATCTGCGTCGTCTTCACGAACCAGCTGAAGACGAAGATCGGCGTCATGTACGGTGACCCGATGACGACCCCCGGCGGCAAGGCGGTCCCCTATGCGGCCAGCCTCCGCATCCGGCTCACCCGCTCCAGCCAGCTCGTCCAGGGCAAGCCGAAGAAGGGCGAGGAGACGGAGGGCGGAGACGACGGCGGCGACAAGAAGGAAGCCAAGGGCGCGGTCTACGGCATCAACACGATCGCCAAGGTGATCAAGTGCCGCCTCGGTCCCCCGCTCCGCCAGTGCCGGTTCGACATCACGTTCTCTTCGGGCATCGACGACGAGGAGAGCTGGCTCCCCCTGCTCCACGAACGGGGCGAGATCGAGAAGAACAAGGGCTGGTGCTACTACTCCAAGTACCCGTCGGGGAAGATGTCCCTCAAGGAAGATCCGGCCAACCCGAAGAAGGAGATCGAGTACGACCGCGGTCTCATGTTCCGGGAGAAGGAGTGGAAGAAGACGCTGAAGGAGTTCCCGGAGTTCAGGACCTACGTCCTCAACGACCTGGAGAAGCACCTGATCGTCAAGTACGGTGAGACTCCGGCGGACTTCGCCGGGGACGCCGACAGTCTCCTGGACGTCGAGTCCGCCGTCGAAGCGGCGACAGGAAACTAGAAAGCAGGAGCGGATGGGAGATTACGATCCAGAATCCGAACAGGCAGTCTTCGGGCAAGGCAAGCAGCAGGAGTTCGGACAGATCGTCCGAGACATCCTAGATCCGCTGGAGGTGTCGTACCAGCTGATCGACACCAGGAAGGCCTTGCAGACAGCGTTCGGCATAGAAGATGAGAAGTACTGGATGCTCAGCTGTCTGGAAAAGACATGCGGAGACTGGCTTCTCAAGCTTCCTGGCAGGAACTTCTGGTTTGAGGTGTGCGCGACCAAGTCTCAGGACGAGTACATGTGGCTCGGAGAAAGCAAGGTGAACGACTGCCGTTCAGATTTCGCCGTCCTCATGGACTGTTCTGGTCCGAAGACTCTGGTCCAGCTCATCAATTTCAAGTCTCTGGTCGCATACGCGAAGAAGAGTCAGTGGAAGCAGGGCAAACGAGAGATGATCGCCAAGGTCCCTAAGCAGTTCAAGATCGGTCGCGATCTCAAGGACGTTCTGTTCGGATCACTCAGACACTCTGGAGACCTCGAGAGATGATCAAGTTCGATCCTGGCCAGATTATCCGGTTCACATACCAACACCCTCCAGAGGGCATCGACGAGGACACCGGGGAGCGCTACAAGGAGGTCCTCGTCCTCCACCCCAACTGGCACCACAAGGTCCACGGGATCGACCTGAAGAGGTTGACCGAGGCCGAGCGGGACGTCCTCTACGCCATTCTGGACGAGAAGACTGTCAAGGCCGCCAAGTCGGGAAAGAGGCCCCACAAGTTCCCGCTGGTGAACGACATCCTCCGGAGAATGGATCCGCTCGAGGAGATCAAGAACCCGGTGGGATTCTACACCCGGTTCGTGAAGGTCTTCCTCAAGAACAAGGATGCCTACCGGACGTACTACCCGATGAAGATGTCGGCCATCACGATCGTCCAGAAGTCGGACGTCCGGGGTCACGTCATCAACCCGAAGCCGCTCTTCCACGGGACCGAGACCAAGCCCTCTCCTCCGAAGCAGCCGACGGCGCCGACCGCGCCCCAGCAGCCGAAGCAGGGGCAGAGCCGACTCGACCTCATCCGCCAACGGGCCCAGCAGAAGAAGTAAGGAGATCACATGGACATCGTTCTTCTCGCGGCAGCTGCCGCCCACATGGCCAACCGGGCCTACTGCATCGCAATCGGAGACGACTCTCAGCCTGTCTGGGAGGAAGCTCCTGAGTGGCAGAAGAAGTCCGCCATCATCGGAGTCGAGGGCGTGATCAACGGGAACACCCCCGAACAGAGCCACGAGTCCTGGTTGGCAGTCAAGCAGGCCGACGGCTGGAAGTACGGGGCCGTCAAGGACCCGGACAAGAAGGAGCACCCCTGCTTCGTCCCCTACGCCGCTCTCCCTCCTGCCCAACGGGTCAAGGACGACATCTACGTCGCCACCGTCCGTTCCATCCTGAAAATCGACTGACGTGGAGATCTTCGTCTTCGGGTCGAACCTCGCCGGCAGACACGGCGCTGGTTCGGCCTTGGCGGCTGTGCGGGAGCACGGCGCCAAGTGGGGCCAGGGAACTGGGCTTCAGGGCGCGTCCTACGCCATCCCGACAAAGGACCACGGCCTTCGAGTCCTCCCACTGAACCACATCAAGCAGTTCGTAGACATCTTCGTGCAGTTCGCTGCCGATCATCAGGAGATGACGTTCAACGTCGTCAAGGTCGGCTGCGGCCTCGCCGGATACCGAGAGGAGGAGATCGCTCCCCTGTTTGCGAAGGCCCCGGGAAACTGCCGGCTACCTGAAGGTTGGAGAAGGTAGGTATCCCACATGGCCAACCAACGTGTTCTCATCATCGACGGCCTCAACACCTTCATACGAAACTGGTGCGTCAACCCCACGATGGACGGCAACGGCGGTCACGTCGGCGGGATGATCGGCTGCCTGCGTTCCATCAAGAACCTCGTCAGGGACACGAAGTGTACCAGGGCGGTCATCTGCTGGGACGGCAAGGGTGGCAGCCGAAAGCGCCGTGGTGTCTACTCCGAGTACAAGGCGGGCCGCAAGCCGCGGGTCAACCGACACCTGGAGCTGGACAGCATCGAGGAGAGCCAGAAGAACCTGTGGGCGCAGCACGCCCTCACGAGGAAGTACCTCGAGATGTTGGGCGTCTGTCAGGTGGAGGTGGAGGACTGCGAGGCGGACGACGTCATCAGCTACCTTTGCTTCGGCATGTACGAGAACGTGCAGAAGGTCATCGTCTCCACCGACCAGGATTTCTTCCAGCTGGTGAACGCCAAGACCATCGTCTACTCTCCGACTCGCAAGCTCTACTACGGGGCGAGCGAGATCAAGGAGGAGACCGGCGTCCTCTCCTGCAATCACATCTACATCAAGGCGATCTGCGGCGACAGGTCGGACAACGTCAAAGGTATCGGTGATGTGGCGAACCTAAAGGGACTCGGGCACAAGACGGTCGTGAAATTCTTCCCTTTTTTGGGGGAACACGAGAGCAGCCTGGATGAAATCAAAGCGGCAGCGCAAGCCCTGGTACCGACAGGGAAGCGCGAGAAAGAGCTCCTGAAGGCGCTTTTGGACAAGTGGGAGGTAGTTATCAGCAACGCCCGTCTAATGCAGCTTGCAAACCCGATCATCTCGCCGCAGTCGGTCCACTCGATCCGGCATCAGGTGGAGAAGGACATAGCGATGGTGAACGTAAGCGCCATCAAGCTGGCGCTCCTTCGGGACAACATCCAGATACACGACCAAGATTTCTTCATGGTCTTCAACGAGTACCGTGGCCGCTTCGCCCCGGCAACAAGAGAGGATTCCCAGAATGTCTGACCAGCTACCGGTCAACGACACCTTCGGCCCCATGGGCCGCTCCTACCAGGAGAAGGTTGTCCAGGCCGTCATCCAGGACCCCACGTTCGCAGAGCAGGTGATCGACGTCCTGGACCCGAAGTTCTTCGACCTGAAGTACCTCGAAGAGATCTCCAAGCTGGTTTTTCGCCACCGTCAGGAGTTCAAGACCTTTCCCTCTCCGGACCTGATCGAGATCATGGTCCAGAAGGAACTGGACAACGACCTCGTCGCCCAGCAGTGCAAGGAGTTCATGAAGCGGGTCCGTGAGAACCCGCTTGGTGGCGACATCGGTTACATCGAGTCGACCTCCCTGGACTTCTGCCGTCGGCAGACTCTCAAGGAGGCGATGGTCGTCGCCATCGACAAGATCGAGCAGAACGACTACGAGTCGATCTCGACCATCATCAAGGACGCCCTGAACAAGGGAGCGACCCGCGATCTTGGCCACGAGTACATGGACGACTCCGGCTTCGCCGCCCGTTCGAAGGCGAGCATCCGGAAGCCCATCCCCACCGGCTGGCAGATCATCGACAAGGAACTGAACGGTGGCTGGGAGCGCGGCATCCTGGTGACCTTCATCGCCCCCACCGGCGCCGGCAAGTCCATGTTCCTGGTGAACTGCGGAGCTGCCGCGGTGGCCCAGGGGCTGAACGTCCTGTACGTAACCTGTGAAATGGCGGACTACAAGATCGGTCTCCGTTTCGACTCCTACTACTCGGGCGTCGCCATCAACGACGTGCCCAACGAGCAGGAGAAGGTGCGGGCGGAAGTCAAGGACAAGGCCAAGGGCGGGCTCTTCATCAAGGAGTTCCCGACCAAGACGGCCACCGTACAGACCATCAGGGCGTACATCCAACGCCTGGTGGCCACCAAGAACTTCATCCCGGACATGATCATCATCGACTACGCCGACCTCCTCCGTTCGAGCCACGGCTTCGAACAGAAGCGGTTCGAGCTGGAGAGCGTGTACGAAGAGCTTCGTGCGCTCGCCCAGGAGTTCAAGGTCGTCCTCATCACGGCGGACCAGACCAACCGGTCGGGCCTCGAGATGGAGGTGGTCACGGTCGGGCAGATCGGTGAGGCATACGCCAAGGCCACGGTCTGCGACGTCATCATGACCATCAGCCGCCGCATGGAAGACAAGCAGTCCAACTGCGGACGTCTCTTCATCGCCAAGTCCCGCCTCGGCCGTGACGGTGTGGTCTATCCGTTCACGCTCAACACGGCTACCGTCAAGGTCTCGATTCTCAACCAGGGAGAGGATCCGCTCACGGTCTTCCTGGAGAACAACGAGAACCTGAAGAAGAAGACGGCAGAGCGTGCCCAGAAGCTGGGTATGTCCAAGGGCGACAAGCCCGGCTCCAACTAGGGAGACTCCCCCATGAGCGAGCAGTACTACGAACCCCAGGGCTTCGCCCTGGAGATCTTCCGTGACCGCTACGCCCTCCACGAGGAGGAGAGCTTTCACGAAGGGTGTGACCGCCTGGCCACAGCTGTAGCCGGTGCCGAGACCAACGGGAACGTGGTCAAGTACCGGAACGAGTTCTCAGAGCTCCTCAAGCACAACTACTTCATGCCCGGCGGCCGCATCTGGTACGGCGCCGGTCGTCCGAAGGGGCAG